CCACCAGGTCCCTGAAAACCATGATTGAAGATACGCACCCAAGGAAGACCATCTTCACCATCAACTGACGGTGCTGGAAGAAAACGAATGATAGCCATTCCGTTTCCAGATTTGTCTACATTAGGTTGCCAGAATCGATTATCATCTTTTGAGCCAGCTTCTGCGGCTTGATTGGTGCTCTCGATTGCTTTGGTCAATTTATCGAGGCTAGAACGATTGCGTTTAAGATTTGCAAATGACATGATATTTCCTTTCGTATAACGGTGTATAAACGGTGTATTTAAATTGTCCACATAAACATAATATACTATTATTTAGCAACATGCAAGATGTGGTTTAACTTTTTTACGGTATCTTTCACATTTTCATGAAGAATACCGTAACCTCCTGCTTTAGTGAAAGATTCAATAACATCAGGAGTGTCATCGATCAAAATACTTTTTGAGTTGGCATATTTCGCCTTATTTGACCGACCAGGAACAATATTAGCTTTGAAGTTGATGCCGTTATTCTGTAACCAGAATTTTTTATGATCTTCAACAAGAGAATGATATTTTTTACCACCAGATGATGATAAAATTTCAACATCAATTCCTGTATCAATCACAGTCTTCAGTAGAGTTTTCGCTCCTGGAAACCAATCCAAAGTTTTAAATTGTTCACCTTCAACAAAAGTAGTCCAGTTTTCAGACCACTCCTTATTTCTTCGAGAATATTCTGGCAATTCATCAAAGAGTTTTTTATATCTTTTTTCAAAGTCGCACAGAACGCCATCCATATCCAAATAAATTTTCGTAATCATTTAAATACCTCTAAAGCAATCTTACGAGATTTTTCTTTATCAAATGTAACAAATGGAGTATATCTCATCCACCTAGAAAAAGCAATAGGCCAAATAATGGTATCCTTGATTTTTTCCTTCCATTTGGGCAAAAAATTCATCAACGAATTCAATATAATAACTGTTTCATCACAAATTATTCTTTGCCTACACAAAACAAAAAGTGTTGGGTAATCATTACAGACCTTGAGCAAATCATTAATCCTACCGTGAAGGGACAATTCTTGACAATCATTTTTGAAAACGTATGACAAAGATTGCAGTCTCTTCATTCTATCCATATGAATATCGATTGCTTCATCAGTTAAAAGATTTCCTGCCCAAATATCTGAATTGTTCAGCAAATTGGAAATAATGAATTCTTTGTAATCGTCTGGTTGATACTTTCGAGAAAGTTTATAGAAATAATACTTGTCTTTTCTTTTCTCAAATGTCTCTATTGAAATGTTACATTTACCATTGTACTTAAAATAATCATAATTTGTTGTAAAATGCAATTTCAGTACATGGTAAATGCTAAATGCTTCATAGCCTGTCATATTGGTAAACGTTGTGTTTTTGGAAGTAAATTCAATGCTTGAGCATCCATTTCAATTTTAGCTTTCAAATCTTTATTCACAAGAGTGGATGCCACTTCAATTTCCATGCCAGTTCGATTGCAATATTCTACAATAGCTTCCATATAATTGTAATCTGTTCCAGAGATAATGTTTTCAATCTCTTCATAGAACTTATGCATCTCTTCTTTTGTAGGCATTTTATTTTACAATCGTTTCGTATAGTTGTTCAAACTGCTCATGCGTGGCTACTTCTTCATCATAATTTTGTTTATGATACACTTTAACCAAACGATTGACAAGACGTTTTGGTAGTTTCAAATCTTCACAAACTACTTTTACTGCTTCTTTGATTAGATCCTTTTCTGCGGCAATCCTTGTCATCGAATTTGAACATTCGCGAATCGCATCGAGAAGTTTTTTTCGATCAGAGTCGGCAGAAATTTGATTAATACTAAATTGTTTTACAGCCATAATAAATTCTCCTTAAAAGAAACCCATTTTATTACCAACTTTATGATTTGTTTCCAAATCATTCTTCGATTTATCACCAAAAATTTCAGCGAGAGTCCAAGAATCTTTAGACTCATTCAAATCAAAACCTTGCTTCTTAGCCAAAATTTGAGCCTGTTCGTTTGTTAATTGTTCGAACTTCAAGATATCGAAACAGCGCCCAGGGCGAATGAGTGCTTCATCCACATCACGAACTGAAGGAAGATTAGTTGAAAAAATCAACTTCTTTCCTTTTGTCGTTACAAGACCATCACCAACATTTAGAAACCGATGCATCATCGTATTCCCTTCGCTTCGTGCTTTCAAAAAGTTATCCGAATCTTCTAGAACCAGAAGGTCTACACTCTGTTCGATGAAGTTAGCAAACACAAAATCTTTCTCCAGAATTGATGCATCATATGTGACCATAGCTGAAGAACCAGTATGAGAAAGCATCCCACGAATGAATGTGGTCTTTCCTGTTCCGGGAGGACCAATCAACAAAAGAACATTTGAATTCGATTTCATGAATGATTCATAATACTCACTCAAAGAACTTCTCAAAAACGGATACATTTCATCACAAGGAAGAAGATTTGTATTCAGAGGAACATTCACGCTATCCCCGTTAGGTGAATAAATCCATTCAATATAAGAAGTGACTTCTTCGAATTCTTTCAACAAAACTTTCGTTTCTTTTTCAACGAATTTTTCATCACCATAAATCTTGATTTCGATTGAATTCGAAGATACATCATAACGAAGGTGATTCAAATTTTCCATCAAAATAATGCCCAAAGATTCATTCATTTGAATAATCCTGGAGTCCACATAAGCTTGCATAGCATACTCATTCCATGTCTTGCGATTGCCATGAAGTTTTAGTTCATTATTAATAGTGGACAATCCAGCTTCATACCGTTCTTTTATGATATTGCTGAAAACATAATCTGAAAAATCTGATGCACCAATAAAAATACTATTATCTTCCATTTTATTCCTCAAGATGGGAGCCGGAAAATCATAAGAATCCCATACAAATTTTTTCAAAACACGACGGCGATTGCGCCGAGCTATTTTACCTCTATAACTCTTCAAGTATCTAACAGGTTTAGTGAACTTTTCAAATAAAAAATCTAAGTTTGTGCTCATTTAAACAAGATCAAAGCAAGAAAAACAGCATTCACAATAAATCCAGCACCAATTGTAAGCAAATTAACAGTGTCTTTCAAAATAGCTGAACGAACAAAAAACAAAACTAAAGCTGCCCACATAAACAACACAAGATCGATAGGAGGCATCTTATCAGTTATGCCAGCCATTATAGCAAGAAAAGTTGGAATAAGCGAGGCATGGAGCAAAACAATACCGAGCCACCCAATCGATTCTGCCGTACTAGGTCTCAATTTGTGCTCGAAAAAATATTTGATTTTGCTTCTGAATGAAGAAATGTTTTCCAACCAATCAGTCTTTGTAGAAGATGTGTCTTCCAATTTTTGCGACTCGTTGTTTTTTCCATCTTGGATTGACGTATTCTGCATGGTAGTATAATGTATCCTCTTTGATAATTTCGAGTTTGAATCCTTCAAGTAATACTTTCTTAGCCACAGCCTCGGATTCTTTATAGGTTGCAGCATGTATTGGTCTGACTTTTGTTTGAGTTTCACAGTACCAACTAAATTGACAGATAAGATTATTATACACTAAGTTTCGTTCATAAACAACAGCGCAAATATCTTTTGGAAATTTACCTGATTGTGTTCTGTTAATTGTCACCTGAGCAACAGCAACTTTACCTTCAAAAGGTTCTGTTCCCGCTTCGTAGTATATATTTTTAGTTAAGCAATCCAACTCTCTCATTCGTTGCGATAAAGTGGGAACATTTGGGTGTTGTTGTTCTTTAACTTCTTCGAATTTATGATCGACCAGATAGTGAAAATGATTAACCAAAAAATATCCTAAAATACCTATGAATATGATTTTCAAAAAATGCATAATTAGTCATGTTTGTTCATAAGAATTGGTGGTCGTTTTTGGAAAGGGATGAAACGACCTAAACCCTGTTCTTTAGAAACTAAATCCAAGCCCAACACCAAAAGAGTTTTCTTTAATAGTCTGATAACTCTTTGATGCGTTTACGTTAATGCTGATTACTTTAGTAACTGGAACACTATAAGTTGCAAATGTAACAGTCTGTTTGGTGTCAACCTTTTCGTTGCTACCCACACGAGTCTTGATGCCGGTCAGAAGAAATCCCGGACCAATACCATAACCTGCTGTTGCACCTACGAGTCCGTAGTTATAAGGAGAAACTCCATTAAAGCCATTATCATGACCAACACCAACAAAAGGTGTAATCATACCAACTTTCTTACCAGCAGTCAGTTCAAGACTGTTCAAAAGTCCTCCATGAGCGAATCTTGCGGTACGATCTTGAAGTCCAAGTTGAAGTCCGCCAACTTCAGTACCAAACCGAACATACTGTGCAACACTATTAGCACCACCACCAAGTCCTTTCACATTTTCCACATCAATACTTGCATAATTGGCTGCGGAAGCACCAAAGGAAACTGCTGCAAGGCTTGCAAATAAAAGCTTCTTCATTTTTTCTCCTGTGTGTTATTGAAATGGTGGGTTATTCTGTTACGAGGAAACCCACCGAAACCCTAGGCTACTTACGCAGCCAATGCGAAACGTTCATCGTTTGCGTTTACTTCGTTTGCTTCTTCGGCCGAGAAATCTCAACCCTACGGCTTTCACATTGCCGAATCGTCCATCTTCCTACTCTTTACCCCGTCGAAACCTGATCAGGCCCATCAGAAGCATACTGGTAATAGATTGCACTATCTTTTAAAACCGTTCCTTGAGTCTACTTAAAGATATTTACGGACTCAGTATGCTTCTGGTGGACCTGGGCGGAATCGAACCGCCGTCCGAGATACTTTTCAGTCAACTTCATACGATTATTAAATATTATATATGACATCAAAAAAATTGTCAATCACTTTTGTTGTTCATTGACAATTTTGCCCCAATTCGATACATTCCATAGTCTTTCATGAAAAAAGTATAAAATACTATTCACAACTAAAGCAAAACTTGCAACTCCTAATCCTACCCAAGGATTACCACTTGCGATCCATCCACCTACAAAATTAGTTATCGTAACAAGGATTCTCCATGTTATAACTTTTGCCAAGGATCTAGGAATTTTCTCTTTAAATTTATAAATCATTTTACGCTCCAATGATATTGCCAACACAATAATTGTGAGAATATGGAATAAGTCTATCTATTACTCCATTCTTATAATGAACATGCTCAGGAATTTTACTTTTTAAAAATTCTAATCCATTTTTCCACATAGAATATTCGGTTCTTAATGTGGGATCATTTCTAAACCAATTATCGAATTCCGTATTCCACCAATATAATGATTTATCGGTTTGAAACCAATTATCATTCCAAGTTGTATAAATCACCTGACGTAATATTTTTTCTTTAAAAATTCTATTTATATCTGTTGCATTAAAAATTTTTCCATTTATATTAACCATAGGCTTCCAAAAAGATATAAATTGAGGCTTATTCTCAAGAAATTTTTTTATAGTGTGAACTTGTTTTGTCATAAGATCGAGAGCATTTTTACTCCAGTAAAACATTTCAACTTTAGTATTCGTGTAGTCTGAATTAAAATCATTTATTGTCGTAATATTCGCCACAGTGTCGGTAAAAGAAACGTATAATTTTTGGTTTATAATAACAGTCTTTGGTTTTTCAAGACCAACAATTATACAAACCTTTAAATTTTTGTCTAGTTGTTTTTTTAAATTTCCAAAATGGAAATAATTATATCTAAATAATTGCCCGATTGAAAGATGATCATTTCGGCCCAAAACCCAATTAGGATTTTCAAAAGATTTCATCGAATCAAAAATAACATCACTAACATCCAAAACTGTTATCTTGGTCTTAGGAGAAACTTGACTTATATACTTTATTCTGTGAACTGCATTCAATTCATGTTCTGCTGCAAAATTCCAACTATTTGTGATCGAAGAATCCAAAACTGTCATTTTTTTTGTTGCAGAAGTCATATGATTAGTTACTATTTCATCTATAACTAACCCTTGTCTAGCAAAAGATTCAAAAATATTATGTGTATCAGATCCTCCACTATAACTTAAAATTATATAATCATATTTTTCTCTTAACTCTCTGGCTCGTTGATCATAATAAAAATCTAAAGTGTTCTCTGGCTCTATGTGCCAACTATGTTTGGAAAAAATATCATTATGGAATATCCATTCGACAGGTTTTTTAACAGTATATGAATAAATTATGGAATCAATTTTGGAAACAAATTTTATATTATTGCACAAATAATAACCTAAATCTTCATCAATCATTCATCTCACCTAAAAGTGACAGAATTTTTGCCGACCAAAGCTTGCAGATATTCATCATATGGTGCTGATATCTCATATCTCTCTATATTAATTTTCAATTTATTGAATAACATAAAAAATTTTTCGTCCCAAAAAAGCTTTTTTCTATAAGGAAGTCCGTATAAGTTACTTTTCGTTCTTTGTATGTCACCTGTATAAACCGCTTCTTGTAACATAGAATAATGGAGAGCCAAGTCACAACTATAAAACCCTCCAATATGATTTCCTGGATGATAATGAACATAAAATTCAAATTCACAAAAATCAATAGATTTTGTCCACTCAGAAACTTTTAATCCTCTTTCCGGAGGAGTAAATGGTTCTCCCGCACCAAGTAAAACACTTCCATTATTGTCGCTTATTTTATCACACACATCCAGTTGAATGCCTGAAATGAAAGAAAAATAACCGGTTTGTACACATTTCATCATCATAATCCGTAACATTTCACTTTCATCATATTCATAAACAACAGGTTTAATATTATGAAATTCTAAAAAATTTATTGCATAAGATAAATCTTTCTTATTATATGGTGTCAGTATGAAAACTGTTGTGAATTTCAAATCATTTTGAATAAAAGTTTTCATAACATATTCTGAATCTAATCCTCCGCTGTAAAAAATATGGATGTTTTCATAAGAGTTTGCTAGTTCATTAGCAACTCTGTTCGAATTATTTTCAAATGTGTCGGGTATAAATTCATAAGGATTAATTGTTAAGGTAAAATCACACAAATTAGATGGTGTTCTGTTTGACAGAGAAGTGGTTATCCAATCATTTTTTATCATTTTATTTTTTAAATCCCATATCAATAAAAAACTTTCTGTCCATATTATTCAATACATTTAATATAGTTTTCTTATCTTCAGAAGATATATTTTTTCCAAATAATTTAACCCAACTTTTTTCTTTTCCTATATCAATATCGTATATAACTTTCAATTTATCATCATTTATAAATTGAGAAGAACCATAAGAAACTAAAGCATAAGAATCTATTTCTCCCCTGATAACGTCTAACAATCCTGCTGCACCTCCTTTATAAGCAACCTCTAAACAATTTGAATTTAAATTTTGTTCACAAATAGTTTTCATTGCCGCATAACTAAATGATCCAACACCTCCATATCCAAATTTTATTTGTCTTCTTTTAGATAGGAAAATTATATCATCAATATTATTAATATTAGATTTAGAAGAAACGAAAAGTAAATTTTTAAAATTGCCCACAATAAAAATTTCATCCAACATTTCATAAACCTTGTGGTTCTCTATCTCAGTTGTAGATAATATTAGTGTAGGTTTATTACTGTAATAAACGTATTGATATGCAATCGTGTGCGCTGCCCCCGGCTTATTTAAAATCAAAAGTTTTAGATTTGTTTTTTCTAATTCTGCTCCTATTTTCCTAGTAACAATATCATTAGGACCTCCAGGAGAAGAAGACACAATTAATTCTATTGTGTTTGCATACGCAAAATTAATAGAGATTATTAAAACAACAATATATCTAAAAAAATATCTCATAGATAATATCTTTTGGAATAAATTATTGGAAGTCTTTCGATTGAAAGTGATTTATTTCCAAGTCTGGCTTTTATATTTTTCATACCATTTATATAAAATTTAAATATTTCAGAATTAGTATGATCCATTAAATATCTGTCCCTGTGACTAAAATAAAAATTACTGCTTTTTGGAGACTTTACGGTTAAAGAATTTTTTATATTATATACCGCAGAAACATTTCTTCCATCTTCAGTTAAAATTGGAGTATTACTTATTCGATTAATATCATTCAAACATTCTTCAATAGATTTTTTAGAAGAAGTATGGTGTATTAAACAAGAATTTTTTATTAAGTGGAGTTGTTTCAATAGAATATTAGGAAAATTTACATCCCAAAAGAAAAATAAACGATCACTATACAAAGAATTATATCTATTACCATAAGAATTTATCAAAGTGTCTTTAAAAGAAAAATAAAATTTTCCATTTTGTGAATCATAAAAAAGATACGGTCTCTCTATACCAAAAATAATACCAGTTTTTTTATTTCTCCAAAGATTAGGTATAACAATTTCTTCTAAATTGTGCCAGAAAAAATTGTGTACACTAAAAAAAGAACCAATTTTATCAACCCAATTGTGCCCATATTCCGTCAAATGAAAATTTGACAGACTATTAAAAAACTTTGTGTAGTCAAATGTCTCATATATTTCGGACAAATTATACTTCTTTATAAAAGGAAAAGCATTTTTATAAGCCTCTATATTCATATTTTTGTCAGAATCAGAATTTTCGTCTTGACTAAATGCACCAACAGTTATAATCTTATCCAGTTTTATACTATTAAAAACGAATGTTTCTAATATTTGAGTAGAATCATATCCTCCACTATAACAAAGGATTAATTTATCATACTTTTCCCTAAGGCGCAAAGCATTCAGTTTATAAAGTTCTTTTATATCTAAAGGTGGCTCTAAATTCCAATTTAGTTTATCATATTCCATATCATGATAGTAAAAAAGTAATTTATCACTTTTTTCTAAAGCTTCAATTTTAGATGAAAAAATATTTTCTTTCGAATAATAAAAAGGAATCATTTTACCGAGGAGTTTTCCACACAACAGGATGAAATGGAGATTTTTCTATATCCGGTCTATCTTTTGTATAATAATACAAAGCTAAAGACAATCTGTCAACACCATGAGGGGTTTTCAAAGGATGAGGGTGACCATGGAATGCATCATCGGTAATTCGAAATATTACCGCTCGATTGAACAATGGCGGGACCTGAACACAGCACTTGCTCATATCTTTTTCCCAAAGTTCTAGATTGCCTCCCCACTCTTCTTTCCAATTCTCATTCAGATAGATAAGCACATTCAATCGACGATGCAAATTGTTCTTGAATTGAATATTAAAATCTGCATGTATGCCTAGTTTACCGCCAGTTGTTACTCGATGAACACCACCACCCAGAAAAGTTTCATCACCACTTAATTCAGAAATGCCGGTAAGTTTTTCCAGAAAATTTAGTGTAGAAAAATCATTTAGATAGTCTAAAGTAAATTTAGTGATTGGGCAATCTCTTTGGAGATATTCAAGCGTCTGCAAATCAAATACATCAGGGGTGTAAAACTTGTTTACTTGATAATCTTTAACTGTCTCTGTAGTATCTTGCGACCAATGCTGGTATGATTTTAGTTCGAATACAATCTTTCGAGCAACCTGTTCATGTAAAAAATTGTCAATTACAATATAAGGAAAAGGATATGCTGAAGAATATGCAGTCTTAAAAAAGTCATGTGAGTTTAAAATCGTTTGATTTATCATAATAAAGTTCCAGTCTTTGCATTAAGTTATCTCTGTATGAAGAAGAGGATTCGACAAATATTTGCCCCGGTCCTTGTTCAACACCAATTAAGATCACAATATTATCTATAGGTTGATTAGTTAGTTCTTGAAACATTAAAGAATATGCAGTACATTGAACGAAATAATTTTCTATATACTCTTTCTTTTTTGGTTTTATGGAATTCTTAAAATCCAAAACCGTTAATTTATTATCCCACAAACAAATACAATCTGTTCTACCAGCGATTCTCAATTCGTTAGAGTACAGAGGTTGTTCTAGAGCATGGACTTTATTGAGGGAAGAATCTATAAAAGGTTTTATTTTATAGAATAGTTCCTTGACATGTGGCATCATAGATGACAATTTAAATGATGACATTTCATTCAATAGGTATTTTTCACAAACGCTATGCAGTTCTGTTCCTCTTCTAGAGGATCTGGCTGTAATTTTGTTTGCTTCCTCTTCACCTATTCTTTTTCTCCATGCATCCAAGTGCTCTTTTGAAGATGTCGCAGACAAAACTGTAGTTATAGACGGATAACGTTTGCCATCTGGAACAATATAAACTCTACCAGATTCGGACGTTTCATCTCTCAGATCAAAATCTAATTCTTTTATTTTTTCAATTACAAAACTCATCCAACCACATCTTCATATCTAAGTTTAGCTAAAATATAATCTTTAACCAGTGAAGACCTCACAATATCATCTGGTGTAAATTCAATTTTTGTAAAAGCATCCATGTGCATAGCAATATCAAAAAATTTAAGAATGCCACTCATATCATTCTTCTTTTTATTCAAATCAGTCTGCCTATAATCACCACACCAAATAATCTTTGAGCGATATCCAACACGAGTCATAACGGTATCAATTTCTTCAAATGTCAAATTTTGCATCTCATCAACAATAATGATAGCATCATCAAAACTCATACCACGAATGAATGATGTAGAAATAAACTCAATATAACCTTGTTCTTCTAATCTTTCATAAGCATCTTTACGTCCAAATAGTGTTTCACAAATTTGATGATAAGGTTGCTGATAAATTTCCATCTTTTCAGTTACATCACCTGGCAAATGCCCAATTTCTCTGGACTGTACAGCAGAACGCACCAAAATTATTCTCTTAAATGGATTGCCTCTATCCAGAACTTCTTCAAGTGCTTTATACATTGCACAAAAAGTTTTTCCTGTTCCAGCAACTCCATGGAGTGCTACAAAGTAGTCACCCCTTTTATACGCATCGAAAAATTTTCTCTGATTTTCTGTGAGAGGATCGAATGTCTTGAGATCGTCAAGCTTAACTTTTAAGGTATTTGTTTTTATTTCTTCATCGACTATTTTAATTCTCGTATTGGCTTTTCTAGACATTCAATCTCCTTATTATGTTTTTACTCCTGTCACCCGTTCAACATGCTTTTTAACAACCTGATCCGTTTTAACTTCTTTAATGGTCTTCTTACCATAACGTTCAGCTACACTACTGCTAGGATGTGCTTCAGCAACTTTGGAAAGAACTTCTTTAAATCCATCAGGTACCCGGTTTTGTTTTGATGTTGATGAGCCAGTCACAAGGGCTGGCGCGTGAATGATAGGCTGAATGTGTGGATTTTCAACCATGAATTGGTCACGTTCGGAAATTCTCATGATAATTTCGAACTCTTCACCTGTTTCAGTATTAAGAAATGAATAAGTTGGCATACCTTTATATAGCCTGATACCAAGAAGGAATCTCTCGCTTAGTCCATTTGGCAAAATGGTTTTTACGCTCACGATAATACCGATGATACGACTCTAGAGCATTACCCGGAACTTTACATTCATCAGGCATCGCCGGAGTAGGAGGATAAAATTCACCGTCAGGAATGTTTTTTGGATAAACATAAAGTTCATCCCGCATACGGTTTTCAACCGCATGAATTTTACCGTATCGATAGGTGTATTCTTTGCACAAATAAAACCACATTCTTTGCAACCAAATATAGTTCTGTTTGTTTGAACGAGCCCATACAGCAGAAGGATGATTAATGTGAGATGCTTTCATCATCACTGTTTCGAAAGGTTCTTCCAAACGCCATCGTTTGATGTTGCGTCCATTCGATGTTTTGTCAATATACGGAACACCGTCAAGAAGACGGTGAGCCGTTGACATAAGTTGTGCATACTCGATAATCATTTTAACCACATGCTTATCGAGGTGCATTTCCGCACAAATTTGCGGATCATTGTCTAGATAAAAAATGTTCATACTTGTTCAGTATCGACAATTTCCGTAATTTCGAGAATATCTTCATTTTTTGAGACAGTTTCGGAAACTGTAGGTTTGCTTTCTTCGACTTGAGGTTCGGCCTTCAAGTCTTCAAGTTTTTGAACAGGTTCGGAATCACCAGCAAAATAAATGCCTTTGTTTTTCAGATATTTTTCAATATCTGAAGGATTGACGAGTTGATATGCAACAACTTTGCGACCATCTTTAACAACGCGAACGATTCCATTAGCATTCATCTTAATATGCCACATGTATGTGGAGATTCGATAAAGCTGAATTTCATCACCAAGACTTGCGCCAATTTCTTCTTTAGACAATGGTTCACCAGTAACCATAAGATTAAGAATCTTTTCAAACGGTGCCATTTTAACAGGTTTTACTTTCGCTTTAGACATAATAAACTCCGATTAAGGTTAAGGAAAAATAATGATAACACACAAGGAAAGAATTGTCAACGTAAATAACCGAATGTTGCATAAAAACAACATCACAATCTTATGAATAATACGACGATTAGGCAGAAAGCCAACACACAGAAAGTGATTACCCTACCTAGGAGAGCACCTAGGAACGCTCCCACCACAAAGGAAGTAATGAGTATATTGTCGATAGTCATCGGCGCATGGAAGCTTGGTCCCGCGCTTCCTCCTCAGTGAAGATTGGTACAGCATTACTTTTATGTAACGTTCCAATACCTTTCATTAAACTACCAGTATACACCTTTCCGTGAATAGGTTTAGTAGTAGTACCTCCACCAGTATCTACACTCGGATATCGCGGTGTCTCGCGCCCAGGCGGAACTTTGGAAGTTACTACTGAAGATTTTAAGATGCGTTTAACTGGAGTTTTCGAAAAAGAGGTTCGTTGTGAATTGATGCCATCAAGCCAATTCTGATATTGAAGAGCGGATTGCCGAGTTGGCTTTTTGACCTTTCTAGAACGGTCATTTACATAGATCATCATTTGATTGCCCAAGTTTTCCAATCTTTTCGATAAATCTTGTTCAGTGAAATATTATTCTTATAACAATGATACCATGCATCCAAATAAAATGCAAATTCCATCATTTAGATTCCTTTGTGATGTTGTACCCGGACAACAAAACATCTTCAACAAAAAGAATGGTCTCTTCTTCTGTTCGAGATTTGGACAAACTCATAATTTCAAGGACCATAAATTCAAAACAATCCATACTTTACTCCAGGCTATTAGAAACTGCGGTTATGTGTTTACATTTAGAGTGATACTTAAAACCAACACAAGTGCAGGAATAATTATTCCCACTCTTAGTTACGATATAGGTGCCACTTTTACTTTTAACATTGAAACGTCGAACATCAATAGATTTACCAGATATAATTTTTATGTCATGAACATACCCCGAATTGATTATCTTTACGGGATAACTTTTGTCTTGAGTTTGAAGAGAAAAGCTATCAGCATCAATCCATTTCGCATTTTTGACAACAACACCAGTGTAATGTTTTTCATCCCACGGTGAAGTTGCAAACAACGAAACGGATTTATGTCGAACGACAACACTAACGGTCGAGCCAACTGAAGGAATTTTCATAATAAAAAGAGTATATCATAACAGGAAAAAATGTCAAATCCTATGTTGTTTTTTTGCAACTATTCCTGGAGAAGTCTCCTATTACTATCCTCTCTCAAATCTTCCTCAAATTCCTGAAACTTTAGACGATGTAATTCGTTTTTTAAAAACTGCACATCTCCTTGGTTCCTAAGGATTTGCTCTTCAAGTTCTTCGATTCTTTTTCGTATATAATTCGAGATCGCCATAATCGTCCTCTTCTTTTGCTAAACGGTAGTATGACTTGTCATGATGCTTCTTTTTTTGTTGATGAAGTTGCTCATCTTCTCTTTCGCTATTTTTGCGAAACTTTGTCCTCTGGACGCGCTCTACTTTAATTCCACCGAACATTTTATTACAGACCCCCTCCTCTTAAATAATATGATCCGCTGCACCCAATTTAGTTAATTCTTCAGCAGTTAACCAAACATCACTGGGTGTTAGAAGTTTGGTTTTGACACCTTTTGCATCCAGATTCGTAGCTGACTGCAAAACGTTGGTCATTCTTTGAATACACAATTCGGTTTCTTTTCGATATGATTCTAGATCGTGATATTTACCTTCAAAAAAATCCGTGTATTGATGACACATGATACCACAGTTTTTCGAGATAAATCTTTCACCTTTTTCGCCAGATGCAAAAATTAGAAATGCTGCTGACATTACGGTACCAAGACCAATAGTTCGAATAGGAACTTTACTCCAACTCATGGCATCAATAAGTGCGAATGCTTGATATAAATCTCCGCCCGGCGAATTGATGAATAGTTGTAAAGTTTTATTTTTTTCTTCCAGATTATTCTCATACATTATCCATTGTATGGCTCTAGTGATGTTGTACTCATCAATTTCTCCAAACAAAAAATGGATGTTTTGTTTTAAAAACTCCGTTTCGATTTTATCTTGTACGGAGAAACTGATCGTATCAAGAGGTTCTTTTTTTCTCCCAAGCATACGCAGTTTTGATGATTGATTCGATGTCATGTTTTGGCTCATAATTCAAAAGTTCCTTGGCTAGATCGATATTAGCAACCAGAAAATCTGGATCACCTTCCCTTCTAGGTCCGATTTTATAATTTACTTTTTCTCCAGTAATTTTTTCAATTGTTTGTACAATCTCTAAGTTACTAAAACCTACACCTGATCCAAGATTAATTAATTCACACCTCACATCTGGCAAGTTTAGTGCTGCTATATGTGCGTCAACAACATCTAAAACATGAACATAATCTCTTACACAAGTTCCATCCGGTGTTCTATAATCATTTCCAAATATCTCAACGTTATTTAGATTTCTGAGAATTGATGGAATTAAATGAGTTTCTGGATCATGATTCTCTCCCAATTCATCGTCAGCACCAGCAAGATTGAAATATCTGAAGATTACATAATTTAATCCTGAATCTTCAATTGCTCTTTCACAGGACAATTTAGTATTGGAATATACGGAGTTATCAGTCGTGCATTCATCTTCTGGAACAGGAATATTTCCGCACCAGTATACACCAGCAGTAGAAGAAAAGAATATTGTATCACAACCATAA